TGATGAAGGCGCGCTCAGCGTCCAGCCTGACGTCGTCCACCACAAAGGTGACGCTCCCGATCACCCCGTCATCAGCGCCCTGCTTGGTACGGCGTAGCCATACCCTCATCCAGAAGAGTGAGTCCATCTCCCTTAGTGCAGCGCCGATCTCTTGCAGCAGCTCACGCCCAGTCACCAGTCGGGAGAGGCCCAGCGTCTGCTGCGGGTATCTCATCCCCTTGTCGAACTTGCCGTAGGCGAGCACTGCCACCTCACGGATAGGTGCTGCGATGCTGGTGACCTGATAGCCGTGATGTTCCGAGAGCATCTGGCTCAGGGTCGTTTTGCCAGTGCCTGCCTTGCCGATAAATGCCACGTTCCTCATCCGACGATCCTCCGCAGGATCTCTCCCGCCTGTAGGGGGGAAGGGGGGTTCTCTCTCTCACTCTTCTCTGCTCTCTCTCTTGAACGTCCGCCTTCCGTCAACCCCACCGTTTCTGAGCGTCGGCGAGCGGTGAACGCAGCCTGACGTCGGGTTGAAGTCGGGTCGATCTGATACCGATGCCAGCCCGTAATCATCACGATCCCCGCCTGATCTACTCCGAGCAGGCCCTTGGTGATGAGCCCGCTGATCGCCTTCCCGAAGCGGCTCCCGATGCATACCTTGAGGTGCTCCCGGCTCTTGAAGATGCCGCCGCTCCGCAGCTGCTTCGCCTCAGCGATCGCCGTGACGAACGCCCTGAACTCAGTGTCTGTCAGTGCGGCGATCTTGTCATCCTTGTGGGCGTTCGCATCCCACTTGATCCATAGCCCCATGTGATCCTCCGATGCTGGCGGGGGCGAGCCGTCCAGAGCCCGCCCCCATGTGATGACCTAGAACGGCAAGTCGCTGAGATCTTCCTCAGCCCGCTCAGGCTCGCCTAGTGGTGCAGCCTGCTTGGCGATCCAGTCCATGGCTGGCTTTCGCTTACAGAACTGACCATCTGTGCGGGCAGAGCATGCCCAGAAGGGTGCGTACGGTTTCTGTGTCGCCTTCGATACGCCTCCCGGCTTCTTCGTCCACGGCTGCCCGTGATCTGGGCATGTGTCAGCGCCGAAGATCTCCATGGCTGCCTTCAGCACCAACGTGTCATGGCCCGCGCTGGGCGCTGGTGTCTGAGGGAGGCTCATAGCCTTCAACGGAGGGAGGGCTGCGCGCCCCGCTGCGGGGCGATCCCCGCCATACAGGTACCTAGCCACCCCGAAGAGTGACGCACAGCGCCTAAGGGCGTCTGAGGCTGCCTCCTTGAGAGACTCCCCTGAGCCGCCAGTCTCATACCCGAAGTCTTGGCGACGTGCCACGGTGCCGTCTGGGAAGCGGGCGGTGAGGATGCCCACCACCGTGCTGGTATCCCCGACGGGCTCCACAGCGAAATCCCAGCCGTTGACCCCGAGCACCTCATCAAGTCGAGCTGCGACCGTGCGGGCATCAACCCACGTCAGGTCTTTGCCGCCCGCGCCGACGCGGTGCCTGATGACCTCAGGCGGAAAGTGTGCCGACAGCGCGGCGAGAATGTCTGCGTGCTTGCTCATCGTGAGCCCTCCTTCTTCTTGCGCGCCACCTTGGCGGGCTGCTTCGTCGCTGCATCCTCTCGGGCCACCTTGCGCAGTAGCGCATCCTTCAGCCCCGGGATCTCCTTGCCGTTGAGTCCAGTGATCACCAGCCAGTCGTTGGCGTCTGCCTTTTTCATGCTGCCTCCTTGGGGAAGAGTCCCCAGTCGTTTAGTTCCTCAGTCGGCTTCAGCCACGCTGGAGCTCGACCGTTGCCGAAGTCAGTCTTCGGACTTGCCTTCAGGGCTCGCAGCCCCTCCACGTCCAGCCAGCCCACGATGCGCTTGATAGGGCCTGCGCCCGTCACCAGCACGTGGATCTGCTCACGCTGTTCGTTCTCTCGGACGATGAGCCCAGTGCCCGACGTCCACTTCACCTCTACCCCTCCGAGTCCCGGAACCTCCACGTCGGGCTCGCTCAGGTAGGTGTCGACATGTGCTGCCCATGGCAGCCCTAGGGCGATGCATACTGCCAGTTCAGCAGCTGCGCCGTCAATGTGGTTCTGGAGGCTGCGATCAGCCGACTGACCTGCACGCCCCTGCTGCCCCTTCGACTTGCTGGACGCGTCTCGGGCTTTGCCGATCTGCGACGCGTGCGCCCACTCGTAGGGGTCAAGGATGATCGTCTGCTCAATCATGGAGCCCTCCATCGTTGATGATGAAGCGGCGGCTCCCGGGTTTCGTATCCGTGTACGTAGTGATCACCGAAGGCAGAGCGCCAGCCGCCTGCGCCACCATCTTCCAGTCAGTGACCTGCGACGGGCGTGCCTGCTTCCAGTACACCGTCCAGCCGTTCCCAGCCAGCCCCGCCTTCTCGCCGATCGCCTCCTTGAGGATGATCTCCAGCGCGCCCTTCTTCTCCTCTACGAAGTGGAGTTCCGTGTTGACCTCTCGCAGCTGGGCGTAGACGCGCTCTAGGTCAGACGTCGCCTGCGCGAAGTCATCAGACGCCTGAGGCGTGGCGAGTGCGTATGCCTGAGCGTCCAGCGCCTCCAGTTTTGGCGGGGTATTCGTATCCACCGCCTCTAGGAACGCCATCGCGCTGCGCTGGATCTCAGCCCAGAGTGCAGGATCAAACTGCACGCGCTCGATCTTGAAGACGAGCCCGCCCAGTAGGGCGACCACGTCGCACCAGTCCACCCCGAGAATCCCCATCTGAACGTGAGTCTGGATGACTACCTCCGGGGGGACGGGCCACATGCTCCAGCGCGGGCTGGCGGAGGTTTTAATCTCCACGATGCCCTTGGGCTCGCCGACGATCGTGCGATCCAGCGACGCCATGATGCGCGGGTGCTGCTTGAGTCGGATGATCCCGTTCGACTTGCGCAGCTTCACGCCGCGCTCCTCTTCGTAGTAGCGCCCGACGGCATCCTCTAGGATCACGCCGCGCTGGGCAGCCGCGCCGACCTTCTGAGGCGGCGTCGCTCCCGTCTTCTCAGCCCAGAGTTGGTACGGCGTCTTATACGGGCTCACGCCCATCACCGCCGCCATGTCGGAGGCTCCCAGCCCCTGACGTCGCAGCTCCAGCCACTCAGGGCTGCGCTGCGGTGCCTTCACGAACTCGTACTGCTTGCTCACTTGATCCCCTCCCGTGTCTTCTCTAGGGCCTTCTGCGCGGCGCGCAGTTTGACCTTCGCCTCTGCTAGGCGCTCCACGTCGCCCGTGGTGTAAATGTCGACCACCTTCATCCAGTGGCTCACCTTGCAGTCAGCGCAGAGCCGCTCGATCAGCCCCGGCTTGACGTCTGTCTGCATCTTCCGAGCGCAGATGACGCACTTCCACGTGGTCACTTTTTCCCCTCCTTTTTTCTATCCGACTTGGCCCAGCCCTCACCCTTGTACTGGATGCTGCTGGCGTTGATCTCGAGCTGCATCCATGCGCCGCATCCATCGCAGCGTGGCACTACGGGCTGGAAGCCCGTCTGCAGTCGCTCCTCAGTGATGCAGCACGTCATGCAGAAGAAGACGTAGAGCGGCATCAGCGCCTCCCCGTCGGCGTCTTGCGCGGCTTGCGCTGACGTCGCTCTTCTAGTCGCATGCAGTAGCTGCACTCTCCACATACGGGAGCGTTAGCCACCAGCGGGCGGTCACATTTGCCGCACATGAGTACGCGCACGCAGGGGCGATGTTTCCCGATGCCGCTGATCTCCCCCGGATTGCACAGGTCAGCGATCATCACAGCCCCCTCACCAGCGCCACCACGATGATCGCGATGATGCAGACGATGATCGTGACGTCGCTACGCTTGCGCGCTTCGATGCGCTCCTTCGGCTTGTAGAAGCTGGTGATCGTCTTCGGATCACTGGCGCGGTTGATTCTCACGATGCACCTCCCACGATGAGCACGATGATGATGCACGCCACGAACGTGACGTAGGCGAGAAACTCCTGCACTGCTCGCATCACTTGACCTCCAGTAGGTTCCTGCGCCCCTTGGTAGGGACGTAGCACTTGGGGCAGATCGCGATGAGGCCCCCCTGCTCATTTTTCACCACGAGCAGATACCCGTGGCGCGCTGATACGGGGCAGAGATTCCAGAAGGCGGCGCTCATACTCGCACCACCAGCGCCAGACGCTTGCCTTCAGCAGCTGGTACACAGTCGCATGCATCGCAGCACTCAGCGTCGAAGTCGCTGACGTCTGCAGCGATCCAGTCTGCGGTTGTCATCCCCGGATTTGTCTCGATGTAGCCGCTGATGCAGTCCACGCAGACGCGATCCGCTGGCTTCGCTCTGAACTGGAAGAGTCCAGTGCTGCTCAGTAGTGCGATCCTCTTCTGTGCCATCTTTTTACCTCCTGCCAGTCGCCCCGCATGGGGCTGTTTTTCCCTGACCTGCCAATCCTAGGGTTGACGGCTCCAGCCCGTCAAGCCCCCTCTTCTAGGGCTGGGAGGCTGCCCTCCCGAGCAGCCTCCACCACCACCGTGAGGCACTCCCGACATACCCCCTGCGAGAGCACCCAGCCCACCCCGTGCTCACCCGTGCTCACCACCTGCTCCCCGTAGGCGTAGACGCGCCCCAGCTCGCCACAGACGGGGCATAGGCTGGGGAGCGCCTCAGGCTTTCGCGGCATCCAGTCTCACCAGATACTCCGCCGTCGGGCCCTCTTTGCCGAAAAACAGCGCCCACTGTGCTGGGGTGCCAGACGCTGCCAGCCACTCCTGCGCGTATCGGTTGCTGCTCTCAATGCTGGCGTTGCCCCAGCAGGTGTGAGCGCCGTCGCTCAGCACCAGCCTGCTCGGAGTGTGCCAGTGACCGTAGAACAGGAAGTCGAACGGCTGCACTGATAGGTTCCAGCCCTGCGCCCGCTTGGCGATCGCGTAAAACGGGAGCCCGAAGGCGCCGCCCTTGAACTGATCACCGTGCACCAGCATGGCAGTCTTCCCACCCGGGAGATCCAGCACGTCATACCAGTGACGCCCGCCCAGCGTGAGCGACTCTTTCCAGTCCACGCGCTTCTCACCCTTGAGGTGCTCTGCAGCGATGCGGTAGAGGATCGCGTCGGCGTTGCTCTCGTTGGAGTGATCGCCGAAACGCCCCAGCCGCCCGTGGTTGCCGATCGCACCACGCACCGTCACCTTCGGGGCCAGTGCAGCCATGGATCGCACGAACTGCGCCAGCATCCCAGCGCCTTCAAAGATCTGCACGTACAACCCGCCGCGCTCAACCTCATAGGCTTGGCTCGGGAAGATGTTTCCATCTGACTCTACGAAGTCACCCAGCAGCACGCAGGCGATCTCCTTGACGGGTACGCCGTGCAGCTCGATGAGGCGCTGCACCTTCGTGGCGAGCAGCGCGATGCGCGCCTTCGCTACGTCAATGCTGTACGTCTCCGAGTACTTGCCCAACTGCCAGTCACCCAGCAGGATCACCAGCGTCTCGCCGTCGCTCTTTTTGCCCGACGCTTTCGGCGCTGGCACGGGCGGGATCGTGATGCTCAGGGCTGCGTCTTTTGCCGCCTGATAGACGGCTGCCACTAACTCCTCACGGGCAGCGTCACGCTTCGCCAGTTGGCGGAGTGCACGCTTGTGAGCCTCAGTTACTTCGTGGAGTCGCTGCTCCATCTGCAGTTCGTCTGTCATGAGTTGCACGCGCACTCGCCCCGGCGGTGCCTCCCGATCGTCCAGAAACTGACGGTGAAGCCGCGCTTGTCGAGCCATGAGCTGAGCGCCTTGGCGGTGATCGCTGGATCAGCCAGCCCCGCGTGCAGCGTCTCCCAGTCCTTGCCCTCTAGGTGCACTGCGGTCATGCCGCAGGGCGGGCCCTTCCGGGGCTTGCTCAGCGCCCTGAGCTCATCCAGTCCATCCATGTGCGTACCTCCAGCTGCTTGCAGCACCTCCATGGGTG